CACTGATGGTTGTTGGTAGTTTTATCTCAAGTTGTTTCATACTCTCAATGCCATGTATCTTCCTTTATTCGTGAATTCCTTTCTGCTGTTCCAAGCCAATGCAGTTGACATCACTCCATCATCATGCAATCCAGCTGGTGCAGAATAACTCACGTTCCTGGTATTCGGATTGTAAATATAGGAAAAATTATCAAGCTCATCCAACAACCATTGCTCATTGATTATTGTGATAGCCTTCTGTTCAAATGCAACAGCTAAGTCCTCAATGATGATTGGCTTTGTCTTGGAGCTTGTCACAAATGGATGAATCAAGTTCCGGCATCTTGACTGGAGCATCTCAAAGAACACATCACCTTGATTGTTGACCTCAACCAATGTCACAGCATTGTATTGCTTAATCAACTCAGCTACCTTGTCAATGATCCTGGTCCATTCATCATGCCTCCATCTGTGAGCTGTGACCATCTGTCCATCTTGGTTGATGATAGTGAGCACAGTGTAGTCATCAGCTCTACCAATGTCAAGACCTGCAAACATCTTCGGAGTCTTGGCTCCTGTGCCAATGCACTCATGAACATTCTTGAAGATACCAGATGCATTGTCAATGAACTCAGCTAAGTACTCCTGTCTGAATACATGGTCAGGCAATGACCTCTTCCTCTCATCCAATTCTCTTGCATCAATCATGGGATTGTCATAGGATGAGAAATGAAAGTAAGCATAACGATCATCATAGTTAGGCTGCATGCATAACCTATGGAAATGATTCTTGCCTTTTGGTGTTGAGATAAAAATAACCTTCTTTCCTTTGACCAAGACTGTTGCACTCAAGACCTCATCCCACAGCTCTGGTCTTGTGAATGCCATCTCATCCACAACCATATAGTCAAAGGTGTTACCTCTGATGTTATCTGGTCTCTCACCAGAAAAGAATTCAATGGTTGAGCCAAAGCCATTGACTAATAAATCTGACCTATTGAAAGTGAAGAGTCCACTCTTGGCAACTGCTCTCTCAAGATCAGCAAATACTTTCTTGCCTTGCTTGTATACTGGAGTCACCCAAGCTATGCGACAACCTTTATCATTGATGGCCCACCAAAGCAATTGGTTGATGCCAAGCAAGGTCTTGCCAAACTGCCTACCAATGTTGAGAGCATAATACTTCTCATGGCCATGGTTGATGGCATCATGAATCTCTCTCTGTTTGTCATGTGGTTTATAACCAAGAACTGTACTCATTCAAAATCGAACTTGTCTACATTCTTGGTCTCAACTTGTTGGCGATCATGCATGCCGAATTTATTCTTGGCATAGAATATACCCTTTCCTTCATTGGCCACAATGTCCTTGCCAAGAGCAACAAACTCCCCCTCGATGTTTTTAATAGTGTGACTTTTAATTCCTTCCTCTCTCAACCATCTGTACCAAGTCCTTCTATTTATTAGATCCATCTTCTCTCTCAAAGGAATCCATATATTGAGAAAATAGTCTATTGTTGGAATATGTCTATCTGGAATCTGAATAACATCCCCTCTTGGAGATATTGTTGACTTTGTGTGACTTAAGCATTCCTGGACATATATCCATGCCAGCTCTTCTAACTTATCAACTTGTTCTGGAGTATACGCCATAATTGGACATGATTTATCCTAACCAATATATTGATACATTAGTTAGTTTTATTAGTATATATTATTGTTCGATTAATTACAGTACTTAACATAAAACGTATATGGAACAACTTTCAACTTAACCAGTATCCAGATGAGATGCTTGTATTTTTTAAAGTCATATCTTTCGAATTCTGACCTGTCTCTTTTTCTGATGTTCACCAGTCTAAGCATCCTCTCAGCACTTGAGCCAAGTTTAGTGATGTCAAACTCTGACTTGATGTTGAACTTCTCTCTGGCTTGCTCCTTGGTGAGCCTACCACTTCTCACTTGAGCTGCTAAGTAAACAATCCTCTTGTCAATATCAAACTTCTCAGGGAGAAGGAATGATCCCACGAATTCAGTGTAAACATTCTCACAATGCTTACCTCCGTAATCTTGCCAGTTGATGAGTCTCTTCATCTCAGCCTCCATTGTGTCTCTGTCGAATCCATAGTGAAATGGTCTCACATTCTTGATACCCATTGCAGCATAGAATAGTTGATCCTTGAATGTGAAGAGAGGATAGTTCTGGAGTCTGAGTCCAGAATATTTGTTGTAAACTGATTGGATATACTTTGCATCCATGTATGTCCATCCCTTTGGTGTTGAGCCTTCTGTTCTGAAATCATGACCATTTAGAATGTATTTGATGTTGTATTTGAATGCTGTGTCATACATCAGCTTTGTCATTGCTATGTCGTTTGGTATATCAGCATCTGGTGTGCCAGCCCATAGGAATGCATCATTGAGTCTATCATACTCCTCCTTATTGACAGTGTATGTGATTGAGTCAACCCCTAAGAGCTTTACCAACTGACTCATATTGTGAACAGCTTCAGGAGCATTCCAATGATTGTCAAAGTGAATGACCAATGGCTTTAAGTTCCAATACTTCACAGCTGTATAAAGTAGTGTTGATGAGTCAATCCCTCCAGAGATACCCATGATGCAGTCATAGGTCTTATCTTGACCTTTGGCTCTTATCTCTCTTATGAGATGCTTTAATTCATGAGGATTGGCTTGGAGCTCCAGTTGATCATGGAGATCACAGTATTCGCATTGACTCTCACCTATCTTGGCAATGGTCTCATCAAATAAACAGCGTGGACATTCTTTCATAATGTAAATTTATAGAATAGTTTTGAATAATTGTTCATAAGTATCTGCAATTGATTGAATTGAGAAATACTTTGCAATCATATTCTTTGCTTTTTTTGTTAGCTTTTTTATCTCATTAGGCTTTGAAAGCATCTCAATCAGTTTATCATTCATGTTATTCCAGTCATCAATCACAAGCATTCTATTGTTAAAAAGCTTGGTCACATAATCTGGATAAAGAGGAAGGTCACCAGCAAGCATAGTTTTTTGATTTGGAACTTCAATATACTTTGCTGTCATTGCATTTCTCTTTGAGCCTTCAACAATTGCAATCTTTGAGCTAGCAATTATGTGATCATATTCTTTACCATAAGCATTGCCGATAAAAATATTGAATCTATCTTTCAACTTGAGCAATTCATCTCTTATGAATCTTCTATCATCATGCCACATCCATCCATCTGTTATTGATGCAACAAAACAAATGTCATAAATTTTATTTTTTGCTCTGTTGCAATTGAGATCAATACCATGTGGAATGCATAAAATATTTGACTGATTAAAATTGTTTTGATTGCAGAAATTTTCAAGAGCTTTTGAAGGCCAGTATTTTGTCACAATTGTGATATTGAGATTGTGACTGAAAAGTTCTTTTATTAAAGGATGATAATTATATTCTGTTTCATCCATTTCTTGATTATCAGTAACATCAAAAACAATAGGAATATTGTGATCAATGATGATATCCAATGAATTCAATATAAATTCACCATGATATTCTCCAATGAATAAAAGATCATAGTATTCTGTTAGCTTTCCATTGATGTCATCACAAAATGAAAAAACAAAGTCTCTTGACTTTTTAAACTCTTGATATAGTTGCATTGTCAATGGCTGCCTTCCATCAGTGTTCATATCATCAACAATGAGAATGCGTTTCATAGCAATGTATTAAGTTCGTTGAAATCTTTCTCAAGCAATGCCACATCACATCTCTCTGACTTCAGAGCTCCACTCCAGTGATCAGTGAACTTGTGCTTGTTGTTCCATTTGTTTGTTGAGATAGATAGTAGTTGCACTGAGTTGTCACATTCCATGATGCCAATGTCTTGATTTGATTTGATTGCCTTCAGCCACATGGACCAGTCAAGTCCTGAACTCAGTTGAGGATTGAATGGAGTCCAGTTGATAGTCTCAAGGAATTGTCTATTAAGAAAGCGACCAATGCCAATTGGCTCATTGTGTCTCATGTGATCCTTGTATCCTTTCCAATGGACCAGTCTTATGTGGTCAGATACATCAGCAAAGTGACAGCCAAGCATTCCAATCATTCCAAAGTTGTTGCTGTGTTCCTTGCATCTCTCAATGTATTGGTCACTGCACCAATCAGATGACCCCATGAAGATGACAGCATCAGCATTGTAATTCTTTGATGCTTGGAATCCTTTGTTCCATTTGTTGCCAAGAGGATCATTGTCAATGGAGATGAATTCAACATCCATTTGCTTGGCAATATCCATTGCCTCTCTCTCATGACCTAAGATAATCGGAGTGACACCTTGCCTCTTAAGTCTTGAGATAGTTAATCTGACAAGAGGAAATCTGCCAAATACTGGTATTGGAGCTGTGACTATCATTGTTTGACTCCGATAAAGTGAATCTTTGGCTTTAGTTGCTCACCTTCATTGACTGATGTCAAGAGCTTGCTCATTCCATTACGGATGCAAGTTGCACATCCAATGTTGAGCTTGCCATGACCAGCAGCTTTGTGCCAATCACCAAGCTCTCTTTTTAAGGGAGCATTCAAGGAGAAAGATCTTGTCTTTGAGAATCTGTCAACCTGTTGCAATAGTTCATCACTTACTTTCATAGATCAGTATTAAGTCAGATAATAGATAAGTAATGAATGCCAAGCCAATCAGATGCCAATCAAAGAATGATGCAGCAATGACAGCTATCCAGAAGGATAGACAGCTCTGACAGCTGAATGGTTTCATATCAGGAAGATTGAAGCTCTGGAGAGCTCTCGCAAATCCTATTGGTAAAAGTATTATAATCAGATAAATCATATTTGAATTGTTTTATTGCTAAGTGAATTGTATCAAGACTTATTCCTGTTAAGGTCCTTATCTCTCTGTATGTCATGCCCATCAGATGCATCTTTGTGATTTCCTTGGTGAACATCTTCTGATCATCTTCAGGACTTTGATGAAGATAGTCATCCAAGAG